AGCACCCGCCATGTTATTGCTACTCGTCTGCAAGATTTGCAATGCGATCTTCGATTGCTTTCACAACCGAGACACGCGGCTTCTCAAGCGACTGTTCGGCTTCGAGGTAACCTTTCAGTTTCTCGACATCTTCAAAGCCTTTCACTTGTGAAATTATCGTCTGATAATTCCCGGCCATGTCAATATCGATCAATGGAGGCTCTTTCTCTTCACCTGCCAGTCCGCGCTTGACAAGATTTGCAATGCGATCTTCGCTAAACCCGATCAGTTCTTCACCGACCTTGTATTTTTTAGCGAAGTTGTTCTTGTCCGCAAACTCTTTTAATACAACTACCTTTCCCATATTATTCTTGAATAACTTTGGTGTCAATCTGATAGATTTGCTCCACGTTGCAAATCACGGGTACAACCCGAGCTTGCGAGGTGGTATATTCCGCCAGTGATGGACGGTTCTGCCTGAATTTCGAAACAAGGATATAGTCGTCAGTCGTTTGGTACGAAACGCCCTCAACGGGGTGGTTCATCTCGGCCAACTTTGCATAAGCAAGCACCCCAACTTGTGTGGTACTCGTCATAATCACCTTACCCTCGCTCCACGGGGTGACAACAGTACGCACGCCATTCTTTTCATTGATGATTGTTCTATCAATGATGTGGATGGCCAATTTATACTTGTTGTCCTTTTTGAGAGCCGCGTTAATGTCTTCGATAGACGGCACGGGAACGTTTGACGTGTCGCCGGTAAACTTCAATGACCAAGCGAAATACTCGCGCACTTGCTTCGTTGCAACGAAGTTGTCGAATGTCACATCATCCATGAAAACTTCCGTGAGCACGTGACCGGTAGCCTTGGCCTTTTTCTTGGCTTTTCTGAAATCGCTTAAAGGCTTGGCATCAACACTACTCCAAAGTGTTTCAACACCCATCTTGTTGTCTTCCAGATAGCCAAAATCGAGGCGCACACCAGTACCCACGTTCTCGCTGTCATCAATCACGGTTACACCCGTGGAAAGACCCTCCAAGAAGGATTTTTCCATCAACTCGTAAACACCAGTGATTACCTTCGGGGTATCTTGGAAAAGCTTTGCAACGATTTCCGCCTCGGAAGTATTTTGTGCCACCATAGCGTCAAGTTCCGTAAGCTGCTGTTCGTTGAGCCACAATTCCATTCCTGATTTGACAATGTCACCGGATACTTTCCCGAGAGAATCCCTGCGTTTCAGGGGCAAGGATGAATCCATTGCCACGAAATCAGCGGATACCCTCGTGTTGAGA